TAAATCCACCACGTATCCGACTGGTCCACGGCAATCCACGCCATAAACCAGTTCTTCCGTCCAGCAGGGTCGAGGATCAGATACTTGGTCGTTCCCTTCAGGTTGATCGACTCGTGGGCTACGACGTTCAGGTCTCGGCTGAAGTTGGGGAACTTCGTGCTGACTGACTTCGTAGGAACTCCGTAAGCGCGGGTAAGGATTTCGGCCTCCGGGCGTCCTTGGAGGTCCTTTGCTATGCGATCATAGCCCCCGAATGGATTGTCTTTGCTGTGAAAGTAAATAATTCCGGCGTCGCGAGTAACGCTGTGTTGAACAAACGGAACATTCCGATTGTTCAGTAGTTCCGCAGACTTGTGCTCAACAGTTTTGGCTCCGGCCAGATAATCCCTAACAACTTCAGTCCAGCCGTCGAGGGGCGTAAAGGTAACCAACAAGTTTGCGTTTCTAGTAGCCAAACGAAACCGAAGCGTATTGAGAAGCTCGGGCCCAATCAGATACTCGTCGCACCACGCTCCGATATTGGTCCATACGGGGTCCTTGGACCCTAACTCCGCGCCTTCCAGAATCGTATCGTTATTCAGATACTGGGAGTAGGTCTTAAAGATTACGTGGCTTTTGTTGGGCAGAATAAAGCTACTTTTGCTAAAGCCGTTTTTGCGGGTGTACGAAATATTGGTCTGCTCCCCTAGGGTCTTTTTTCTAAGCTCTTCTGGAAGCGCATCCCAAACGTAGTTCTGCTGCTGGCGAACCGAAACATCGGCGTTCTGAGCAAAACACATCACTACTGAGCCCGGATTCTCAATTGCTGCGCGAACAATTGTCAGAGCTGCGTAAAAACTTTTAGAGCTTCTGTTCCCGCCGAGTACGATGACTTCATTGAATTTATCAAAAAGTTCATCGGCTGTTTTCCAATGCGGTAAACGGAAGCCGTACCGATAGGGGTCACGCTCGGCGTTTTCAATGGCGGCGTGATAAAGCTCCCAGAGCTGCTTGAGCTGCTCTGGGTCCATCCGAGACACCTCATCGTCAGTCGGAGGATTTAGAAGTTCGTGCTTCTTCCAATTCACAAATTCCTAGTTGCTTAATTTTCTCGGCCCGCCACGCAATCGCCGACTCCAAGTGCTTTCGGTAAGTCGAGTAGTGCTTACCTTTAAGCGTTATGCTGCTCTTGTACGTGTCGTACCCGTTCTTTTTAAGAAAGTAAATCCCTATCGGCAGGTGGCTGTTTTTCCCTAGGGAGTAGCGCCGGTTAAGGCCATTGATTGAGCTAGAGACGTTCCGAATATTGCACCAACGGTTGTCGTCGCGCTTGCCGTTGATGTGGTCTATCACGTCGGGCCACGTTCCGGTGACCAAGAAATATGCGAGCCTATGAGCGCGGATCAGATAGTTCTTACCTTGAAACTTGGTCGATACGATCCGATATCCGCTGTCGTTTTTTGCCGGGCATATCCGACCCATTGGCGAGAGAACCTGTCCCCGCGGCGACCGCCTTTCAATGGTTTGACGAATATCCCCGGTTTCCTTGTCGTACGAAAAACTAGAGGCCAGCCAGTTTTCGAGTTCTTTGGAGTAGGTAGCTTTGTTGATCATCCCAACAGACTTACCCCAACGTGGATACACGGTCAAGTCCATTGTTAAAGGAAAGCCTCGTTTTCTTTAATGCCGGAAATCGCAATTAAAGGAAAGCCTACTTTGCTTGTCGTATCTCCAGCTTCCATCGCCAGAAGCCTATGGTGCAGGACCAGTACCCACCCTCGGTAAAGGAGTACTGACCGTAATGTCGCTTGCCCGTAGACACATCCGTCCACGACGAAGTGACTATCGTCTTGGTAAGCCAAAGGCCAAAGACGGGTCTGCTGCTAGGCAAGAAAGAGACTCTCATATTACGCCCTCGTTTCCATTTTCTGGATGTTGAAAAAACCCCCCAGCCTTTTCAACACGCCTCCACGGGTTTAGCCACCACTTCCACGCTGCTGGCCTTTAGCTTGGCCCTAGCTTCCTCAATGGCCTTCATCGCATCCTCCAAGCTAGGCGCGGCACCCTTGTGCTCCACCACCACCTTGTTCTCCCCCAGAGCTGCAAGGAACTTGTCATTAGCTATGCCCCAAGGGATAGCCAAATCCCGGATGTTGGTCCGCGCCAACTGCTCAGGGTCTTCCGCCAACATCCGCATCTTCTCCTTCTGCAAGAGTCTCAGACCCTCCGCAATCTCCAGCGCATCCTGCGCCAACTCCCGCCGCCTATCCTCCAAGACCATCTGATGCCGCGCTTTAAGCCGACTAATGGTCTCCCACTTCATCCCCAGCTCCTCCCTAATCTTCCCAAAGGAGCACCCCTCCGCCAACATCTCCAAAGCCTTCACGGCCTTAGCCGGGTCCCGCCTTTCCAGATAGTTCCCCTCAGCCTCCCCGAACTTAGCTATCTCCACCGCCATCTCACTAACAGGCTTTCTAGCCCGTTTAGCGCGTTCTTTAGACATAGGGCTATGCTGGTACGCCCCAATGGGGCGGATCAAGCCTAATCGCATAGGGCGGCTTTTAGGGACATATTGGGAATTTTTTAAAAGGGGTGAGTGGAGCAATCCCAATTTACCCACCACCCCCCCTCTCTCCCCCTCCCCCCCTAGGGGTAACACCCTAGTCACAAATGTTACTGAGGGATTTACCCCAGTCACGGATGGGATGAGTGGAACACCCCAGTCACAAATGGGAGGGGCCCGGACCGGGCGCGGGCGTGGCGAGGCTTAAGGGGGGAAAGGATTGCATGCGCCACTCTTCGCCATCCGTTCCTTCGCCACTCTGGCCTCGACTCTGTCCTCGACTCTGTCCTCTCTCTTCCTTGTCCTCTCTGCCTCTCCTTTGCTTTGGATGGGAGGTCTTGGGAGAGTTGGCTTGCGGGGACTTGGATTGCGGGGAACTAGTCCCTTTCAAATACGTGTTTCTACTTATTGCGTTTACGCGCTCGCTTCTGGTATCTTGTCGGCGCGCTTGGGATACCCGAGCCGAAACAAAACAAAGAAATGCAAACCAAAGTAACACTCGCCGAGGCTTTCGCCGAGGCTAAGTCACGGCAAACGCCTTGGACTCCGGCTGACGAGTCTCGGCTTGAATCCAAGCGGGAGCGCGAGCGCCTTGCGCGGCTCGCCTTTGAAGCTTCACGGCCGCAAGTGGAGGAAACCGAGGAAGTGGAGGGCGAAGAATGAAACACGAATCCGAAACCGTTACCCTTGCCGATGTCTTGCTTTATGTCCTTTTGATTGCGGGGCTAGGCTTGGGCCTTGCCTACGCGTTTTGAACCCTTTGTTAGTTAACCATAAACACAACAAATGACCACAAATACCCAACGTCACCCAAGCCCGGCAGCGGTTGAGAAAATGCAAAGGATTTACGCAGCCAAGGGCGCACGCCCGGCAGCGTTTTCCGTATTGCGCGGAGCCTGCACCCTCGCGACCAAAGGCTTACTTAGCCTTTCGGATTTGCCGGACCTGCCGTGCGTAATGAATGCGGCGGATGAGATTGAAGACATATTTTCGGCGGGCGTAACGGCGGAGACGCTAGCGGAAGCCCGGGCGCAAGCAGATGAGGCTATCGCCGAGTTGCTCGCGGAGGAAGGCATTGAAATGGAGGGCGAAGAATGAACCGCGCCGTTGTTTCTAAGGTTTTGCCCGCTACCGATACCCAAGGCACCCGAGTTGCGTGCGTTTTTATGTCTCCGGGGGAAACGGTGCCGCGCAAGGTCTTCCCGTGGAATTATGCGTACTCCGCGCCGGAAAACCACGCGCTTGCGGTTCGCCTATTCCTGAACCTTCAAAAGGAAGCTTTCGGGGTTTCGGATTCTGCGCCGTTAGGTCTCGGGAAATACGTGCACGTAGTCCGGCAGGTCCGGACGATTGGGGGTGCCTCGTGACTTGGGCACACTTGACGCTGAAAAGCGCGAACGCTAAAACGGGCCCCATTCCCGTATCGACTACGGAACCGGATTCCTGCCCGCCGTCTTGCCCGTTCCGTGATGCCGGGTGTTATGCCAAAAACGGGCCGCTTGCGTTGCATTGGCGCAAGTTGGGCGAGCGGGACCGGGGAATGCCGTGGAGCGAATTCTGCATTGCTATTGCCAGCCTGCCCGCTGGGCAGCTTTGGCGATTAAACCAAGCGGGAGACCTACCGGGCAGGGGCGAGGAAGTTAACCTTTCCGAACTCCGGCAGCTACTCCGGGCAAACAAAGGGAAGCGGGGGTTTTCCTATTCGCACAAGCGGAGCCCGGAAGCCCTTGCGGCGATTCGCGAGGCAAATGCGGAGGGCTTGACCGTTAACCTTTCCGGGAATTCCCTCGCGGACGCGGACGCCCTAGCGGAAACCGGAGCCGGGCCCGTGGTTTGCGTCTTGCCCGCGAGTCAAACCACCAACACCCGGACGCCCGCCGGACGGAAAGTAGTGGTTTGCCCGGCAACGCAACGCGAAGGGGTGTCTTGCGCCACTTGCCAGCTTTGCGCGAGGGGTGCCCGTTCCGTTATCGTCGGCTTTCCGGCTCACGGCACCGGAGCCCGTAAGGCAAGCGCCATTGCGGGGGGTGCATCGTGAAAAAGGGCGACTTTATCGCAACCGCCGTTTGGCTGTTGGTTTGCGCGGGCTTCCTTTGCTACGGAATCGGGCTTGCCTTGCTAGGTTGACTTAGCCTTTCCCCAATTCGGGCACCCCTTTGCCGGGGGTGCCTTTTTTGCGTCCGGGTGCCGGGATCGGGTGCGCTTGCCTCGGATTCGGGCTTTCCCTTGCGCGTTTCCCTTGGATTTAACGGGTGCCGGGCGTGCTGGGGGTGCCACGGTAGCCTTTTAGGGTTAAAACCCTTAGAAACGCAAGGAAAGGCCATTTGCGGCGATTTCAGAGAAATAGGTAATTCCCCCTATTCCCGAATCCTTCTCCGAAGCTTTCCCCGTACGTGTTCCCCACTACGGAAGAGGCTTGCCGGGAGCGGCATTAGGTGGAAAAGCTCCTTAAAGGACGAATCCCCCTTAAAGGGCAAATCCCCTTAAAGGGCGAATCCCCGGCAACTAAATCGAGTAAATCTACTAAAATGCCCGAATCCCAACTCCTGATCCTGTTCCTTGCTATCGTCCAAATGGAGAGTGCCGGGGACCTGAACGCCCGCAACGGGTCAGCCGTAGGCCCGGCCCAAATCCAGCCCGCCGTAGTGGCCGACGTTCAAGCGTGGGGGCACCAAGCCTCCTTAAAGGACCGATCCACCCTTGATGGGAGCTTCCGCCTGTTCTGCCTCTACACCGACAGGTGGGTGGCGCGGCACCGGCTACCCGACACGCCGCAGATCAGAGCCAACATCTGGAGGCACGGGCCTAATTCCCAGTACGCCTTAAAGGGCCAATCCTCGAAATACGCCTTAAAGGTGCAATCACTGGTTGATGATCCAGACCTCAGTTGGGCTCACCCGAATAGCCGTAAATGGCTTAACGACAGAAGGAAGCGTAATCTGGGAAGCTAGGGTGATGACGGGTTTTTTAGCTGTGATTCCCGTTAAAACCTTCACCCTCTTAGAACTTTCTTCGAACATATCTAGTTGGTCTTCAGAGGTTTGCACGCTTAAAGGCAAAATCACGCATCTAAAGCTTGATGTCAACCGTCTGTATGGTAAGGTCTCGTTATCAGGTGTGTGCCTGAGAAATCTATTTCGCCCGACTGATCCTCGGGTGGGTTGTTCAAGCAATGGCCCGTCAAGCACACACTTGGCGGGCCTTTTGCTTGTGACAACAACCTACTCAACAGATGTGTGTGCTGGCCGTGAGCCGTTTATTCCGGCTTGGCTGTTCGACCTCGGGCTTACCCCGCAAGAAGGCTGGGTGCTCGCCTACCTCTGGCGCTGCCGCAACGCGCAGACGGGCCTATGCAACCCTGCATCCGCGACGATTGCTGAGAAGGCTAATCTCTCGGTGCGGGCGGTCTTTGCCGCCCTTAAGTCCTTAAAGGACAAAGGGCTGATAAGGGTTAAGCCGGGGAATAGTGCTAGGTCCAACGCTTACGTTCTCACCCTCAATGGCGTGGAACTACGTATGCACCATATGCACACCAAGGTACATAACTTAGATAATACTAAGAATACTAACCTTGGTATGCACCATATGCATAGTCTCCCCAAGGATGAGAACCTTGGGGTGCTGCATAAGGGAGAAACGCACACAGCCTTGCTTCAGAGGCTGAAGCCGACTCTTAGCCCTAAGGCATACGGGGACTACCGGGTTGAGCTTAAGGGCGATGGCTACGCCACCGTGATTAACCTTTATGGCGGGCGCACCCGCTTCCCCTTTCCTGTTAGCTAAACCTAAACCCAACAAAACAGATGATGACACTAATATGCACCGGACTCGGATTCCTGATCGGAGTCGTAGTCGGAATCGTGATTCAAAGCGAGAATGGTCCTGACCGGGAGGACTTTGAGTGAACCACGCCGAAGAAGCCATCAGGCTCATCACCGGGGACCGGAACGAGAGCTACGGCACACCGGATCAGGACTTCTCGGGCATCGCCGCGATGTGGACCGGACTCTTGAATACCCGGCTGACCAGCCCCATCACCGCAGAGGATGTTCCGCTGATGATGTGTGCCTTAAAGCTTCGCAGGCAGGCACATAAGCCGAAGGACGACAATTTGATTGACGCGCACGGGTATCTCCTGTGCCTTGAATGGATGCAGACGGGGAAACGCCCCGTCGTAGGAAACCAAACACAGAAACCAGCACACAATGAAGACTAAGAGACCAGCCCTCTACAGCCCCTTGGCAATGACCGCCTACTTTTTAGGCCGCGCCGAAGCCCACCGGTTTATGGCGCAAACCGAAACCCGCGAAATCCTCCGGCAGGGCTCCCGGCAGATGATGCGCCAAAGCGCCCTGCGGGCGGTCCATTGGATGAAGCAGATTGGAGGTGTGTCTTGATTAACGAGCACGGCGATATGATCGCCATCTCAGCCTACTACAAGGTGCAGGCTCAGGTGGACGACCTCCAAAGGCAATTGGACAACGCTCGC